AACAGAATCAGTTTCATGAAAAGACATATTTTGAACCTCATCGACTAAAACAATTGTATTATCAAATGTTATACCTCTTATAAATGAGGTAGATAAAAATTCAATTTTTCTTTTCTTTTTTAAGATCTCATAAGCATCTCCACGATGAAATAAATCATTTACAATTTGCTTATAAGGCAATTCATAAACTTCAATTTTTCTATCTAAATCTCCCGGTAAAAAACCAACATCTCTAGTAGGAACAACACTTCTAACAATTGCTAATTTATAAAAATCATTTTTTGTTAAAATTGAATTCAAAGCAAGATATAAAGAAATAAATGTTTTACCAGTTCCCGCAGAACCATGCAATAATAAATTTTTATTTTGATAATAAGAATCAAAAACAATTTGTTGATTTTCAGTTTTCGGTGTGATTTCTTTGATGTAGAAATTATCTAGGCGTGTAATATTGTCTAAATTAGAAGATTTATGTAATTTAAGATGTGTTTCAGAACGTTCAAATTCATGAGTATGATTTTGTCTTTTTCTTTTAGCCATAAATTCCAATAGAAAAGGTTAGAGTTATTTGTGATATTTTTTTGACTCCTTTCGATTTAAGATTATAACCCTATTTATTTTCTATTGAAATTTAGAATTTTATTGACCTTGACCTCTATATTTTTTCCAGTTTCTTCTTTTATTTTTATTTCTAGGTCTGGTTTTTCTAGTATGTTTTCCTACACTTGTTCTTTTTTGTTTACTATTTTTATCATATTTTTTCATAATTTTCCTTATTTAAAGTCGAACACGTTTAACGTGTTCGACATCAAAATTTTTATACTACATAACTAGGTTTTTTATATCTGCCTTCCCAGTTTCTCATTCTAGATTCTAAATCTACATGATCAACTGCCTCAGAAAAATATTTTTCCATTCTCATTTTTTCTCTATCTTTTGCTAACCATTCAGTTGCAAAATCCCAAAAATCAACAATTCTCTCCAATAATGTTTTAGGTATTTTTGTTGATTGCAATAATGCCGCTTCAGCATCACCTAAAGATTTATATTCCGTTGCATAATATTTCGCCAATGGGTTTGATCCATAGGTATTCCAATAATGAAAGTGATCCCAACTTGAATTTCTCATCTCTCTCCTGTGATGTATGTGTGTTATTGTCTAATTTCTCGTAAAAAATTAAACAATTTAATGGGGTGAAAACATAAAGTTCCAATCGATATATGATCGGCGCCTTCACCTAAATATTTATCCACATCTTTTTTACTCTGCACACCTCCACCTGCAATTATTTGTATATCCGAAGAAAAGTTTTTTCGAATATCATGTATAATTCGAATTGTGTATGGCATCAAGATGTTTCCACTCTGTCCTCCAAAATCAGTAGGCAAAGTATTAGATGCATGGATAGTTTTAAAACCTAAATTTATTAAATATTTTAATTGAATGTGATCTATATGAGGTGAAACTTTTGCAATTAAAAATTCTCTCTTATCATTTATAAAATTTTCAATTCCTGAAAAATAAGATTCAAATTTTTCAATATTTGGACATGATAAATTTAATTCTAAACTTTGATTTTCGGGAACAATATCTGATAACTTTTTCCAATCATCAGGATTTATTGCTGCTAAACTCATTACATCATTAACATCATGTTTAACAAGTCCAGCAGATATTCCTGGATTTCTCAATCCAATTGCATTATACCAGCACCCATTTTTGTATCTCAAAGTTTTAATAATTTGTATTAATCGTCCTCCTCTAGGATGTAACGTAAATGATCCAGATACAGATTTAAATCCATTAAAATTTAAATAATTACCAAAAGGTGCTGCTATGAAGTACATTAATTATTTTGTTTTTTTACCATCTTTAGATTCGACAAATCCATATAATTCCTGTGCCTTAGCAATCACATCCTGCATTGTATAATTTTCAGGCATCATTTTTTTATATGTCTCAATCGTCAATTTACCCTGTTCTTGCATCAATTCAAGATTTTTTTGTGCCAAATCATATTGTAATTGATAGGAATTGTCAAGATATTCTTTTGCCATTTCTAAAATTTTAAAGCGTAGTTCAAATGGTGAGCTCATAGCATTTGCTCCAAAGAAGGATTTTTGAAAATCTTGCATCGCTTGTGTGTTAATCATTTTGTTCTCCTAATGTGTGTTTAAAGTGTGTGTTTTGAGAGTTTCTGTTTCTAGGTACTCTCAAACCCACCAGCATTAAGCAGCCATCGCTACTTGTGCTGAAGTATAATCAGAGTTATCTGCGTCTACTTTATTTAGTGTAGGTCACAACCCTATTCTCTCTCTACAGTATCCTCGCAATCAGTCGAATACCTAAACACCCCCATCATAAACACATTGTTGATAAGGTAATGTATTTATGGTGGAGGTGGGGAGAATCGAACTCCCGTCCTAACTGTTACTTTCCTGTGTCATCAAGAAAATTTCTTTTATTTTCACAAATTTTGATTCTGAAAGCTACACAATGAACTCCTAACTCGGCAAAGTTAGCTTGATGTCACATATACAAGCGAAATTGCTTAACTGTATAAAAGTTTCGTTGCCGCAAAACTTAACATCTTGTCAGAATTTTTTAATCACTTTCTATTTTATATTTCAATAAAATAATTTTAGTTTTTTTAATATTTTTTGATTTACTCTTAATGTAGTTTATCTCCTCATCAATCCATGATGAATTCATATCATTAATATGAAAAGGCTTGGTTTTACCTAAAATACGGTTCTCTTCTCTAATTTCATAAAAATAAAATTCCATTATCAAAATTTAAAATTAGAATTTAATGGTTGAAAAGATTCTCCACATCCACATTGCCCCGAATTAGTTAAAAAAACAAACCCTTGTTCAATTAAATTATCATCTTTATAATCTATAGTAACAGAACCTATAACGTTTGTCAATAGTTCTTTATCAATAATTATTCTACCACTTTCAAATGTAACATCATTGAGTTTGAGGTCATTTGTCGATTCAAGTGTCCATCTCCATCCCGAACATCCTCCTGGATTTGCTCCAACTCGTATGAATTTTTCATTTGCTTCATAAAATACATTTTTTGCTTTTTCTGTAATAGAAATTGTAAAATCTTTACCTCCAATAACCAATTTTACCTCCTATTAAATAAACATTATCATATCCTCTATTAAATACTTCTTTAATTGCCTTTAATGCTTCTTCCCAATTAGAAGATGCATAGACAACTTTATTTTCAACCTTAATAATGTATTTCATTTTTGAATTTTTAAAATTTCCGAAATCAATTCATCTTTTTTTAATCTCGCATTTAATTTTTGATTCATTTCTTTATCTGCCACTTCCAATAATTTATTTTTTGTCATTTTTTTTAATTCTATCTCAGTATAGGAATTTTTAATGGTTTTATCTGATGTTGTTGATTTTTCAGTATCATTAGAACTAAAAACTTTTTTCAGTCCTGTTAAAAATTTTTCAAACATATTGTAAATTTTCCTTATTATTTTGTTTTTCTTTATAATTTTTAATCGCTGCTTTTATGGCATCCTCTGCCAAAACAGAACAATGAATTTTGACTGGAGGTAACGATAATTCTTCTACTATCTCAGTATTTTGAATTGCCATAGCTTCATCTATGGTTTTGTTTTTAACCCACTCAGTCGCCAATGAGGAAGATGCAATAGCAGATCCACATCCAAATGTCTTGAACTTTGCATCAACAATTCTGTTATCTTCAACTCTAATTTGAAGTTTCATAACATCCCCACATTCGGGTGCGCCAACTAATCCTGTTCCAACATCGTCAGCATCTTTATTTAGTGATCCCACATTTCTGGGATTATTGAAATGATCTATTACGTGTTCATTGTATGCCATAATTTTATCCTATTAAATGACCTGAAAAATGTGCATGACCGCCACTTGTATAATAAGTTCCCGTTCCTTCAATTTTTGCTTGTATATAATCTCCTGCCGACAACGATACGTGACCATGCCATCCTAATGTCTGTTGAGAAGTCAAAGGTCCTCTCGACATAGGATAACTAGAATTATAACCCGCTCCATTCTTTGAACACCAAAACGTAACAAAACCTGTTGATGCACTTGGATATTCTAAAAAACTTGCGCTAAAAAAATATTTACCATCTATAGGTGCTGTAAATGTATACGTTGTAGGGTCATAATGTCCGCCAACATTATCCACGATTTGATTGTATGGTACAACGGTCGCTGAATTAAATGATGTGCCACCTGAATTTCCATAACTGGAAAATAAAATTACAGTTGGATTCTGAATCCACCCACTCTCATTCAATCCCCACAACTTATTAGCACCATTATAGATAGAAAATTGTCCACTATTAGGATATCCAGTATATCCCGCATCCTCTGCTTTTAAGGTCCATGTTTGATTGGTTGATTTGAAGTTAAGTTCTGTTGTTGGCATTTTTAATCCAAATCATTTGTTATATCTTTAATTTTTTCTATTTGTTTAGTAATTATTGATTCACGATTTGGCCAATATATATAATCTTTTTCAGGATTTTTCATTAAATTATATAATAAAGGTAATATTAATTTTTCTATTTCTTGCATGTCTTCACGGTATTTTTCTTCTAAATATTCTTTCTTATAACTTAATTCTTTAATCGCAGTATCAATTTTTTTCTCTAAATTAACTATACTCTCTGATTTTGTTTCAATTTCAACTATTTTTTGTTCTACTTCTGCAGTTTTTGCCTTATACTCCTCATCATCAACTGCCGAAAATCCAAAATCAAAATCTGAATATTCTTCTGGTATTGTTGCCATCTACTCCTTTAACTTAAAAAATCCATACTTACATAACCAATAAGAATCAACAATATCAGAGATAGGATTTTTATCTTTTTTTATGTTAAACTCTTTTTCTAAATCTCTTTTTGTGTCAATTAAAAAACTATCGTACATCTTCTCTTTATTAGCATTGCCTTTACCAGTAGCGAATTTTTTAATTACGGTAGGAGGTATCATAAAATATTTTAAACCGACAGTAGTTAACATATTTTTTAATATTGCCATATTTTCTGCTATATTAAAAACTTTTCCGGTTGCCGCATAAGCATAATCTTCTATAAAAACAAATTCCGGTCGCCTATTATGCAGTACTATTCTATCAAAAACCCATTCCGACAATTTATTATATCTCTTGATGTCTCCGTCATAAATCGGATAAAGTTTAATATCTATACCGGAGATGCAGGACCACCTGGTCCATTGTCTTTCATTACTAGCCAAACAACTATGGCTAATAGTGCCCATATTATAATCCCAATCAAATCCATAAAACTCCGTAATTGCAGGGCTAGTCAATGAATAATCAATACCAACGATATATTTTTTATCAATTATCCCAATTGTCATCCTCTTCTTCTTTTAGATCGATCAATTCACCACAAAAGGAACAATATTCAGGTCTCTCATCTCCTTCAAATAATAATTCATAAATTGAGTCACAAAAAGAACAATCTATTTTTATATTATTTTCCATTATTCGTCATGCTTTCTATTTGTTTATATTTGTTAATAATTTTAAAAGCAAATTTTAATCCGTCTTGATAGCATTTTAATTTAATAGGCATCGTCATATATTCAACATCAGGTTGAGGATTGTTTTTAATATCATCTATTGTTAAATCTACTTTTTCCATTTCATCTTTGAGTACAAATAATATTTCACTCATCGCAGAAATTATTTTTTTCTGTGATTCTTCCAAAGGATCTTCTAATGATCTCATCTTTAACGGTTTTGTCATATTTAGTCCAATTTATTATTTCATCCAGTGTTCTTCCACATCCTACACAAATTTTACATTCATTCAATTTACA